TTCACCAAGCATGGGCAGGAGGCTTCACCGTGTCCTCCGACTTGGCCCGGAGTAAGACAGCCCATGTAGCTATGGCCGCAACCCTGGGACTGATTACCACAAGGGAGCCTGATGGTTCCTTTGGGCGCACATGGTATGTGACACAGGCCGGTATCGGGTTCTTGGAAGATTATTGGGAGGATGAGTGACCATCACTGTCCTCCTTGATAGTGACATTGTAGCCTACCAGTTCGCCTCATCAGCCCAACAATCCTACAACTTTGGGGACACCGGAGTGTGCCAACACGTCAACGAGTTTGATGATGTGGTACCTCTGGTGGACCAGTGGATAAAGGACCTGATGGAGAAGCTCCATGCTGACAAGCTGGTGGTGTGTCTCTCGGTGCCCACGGATGAGGGCTTCAGGATACAGGTACTCCCGAGCTACAAGTGGAACCGGGACAAAGTAAAGAGACCCGTTCTACTCGCGCAGGTCAAGGACTACCTAGCCACTGAGTACCCATCGTACACCCGGCCTACCCTAGAGGCTGATGATGTGATGGGCATATTGTCCACCCACCCCAAGCTCCACCCTGGGACCAAGATTATTGTTTCCGAGGACAAGGATATGAAAACTATCCCCGGCCTCTTATACAACCCCCGCAAGCACAAGAAGCCGGTAAGGATTAGTGAGGAACAGGCTGATTACTTCCACATGTACCAGACCCTTACAGGGGACACCACAGATGGATACAAGGGGTGCCCTGGGATAGGGCCTAAGAAGGCTGAGTATCTCCTGGACACGTTCATGCGTAAGGACTGGTGGTTAGCAATAGTGGACATGTATGAGTCCAAAGGTCTCACCGAGGAGGACGCACTGGTTCAGGCAAGGGTGGCGCGGATATGCAGGTATGAAGATTACGACTTTAAGAACAAGGAGGTAAAACTGTGGAACCCAAGTACCCGGTAACAGAAGGTGTGTTCAAGTGTGAGATGTTTCTAAAGCAAGGGGAACCTATAAATGGTGGACCTCAGGTAGTAGAGGGACCTCTGTTGTTCTCATGGATGGGACTTTTGTACCCCGATGGCTCCATGGATGCAGCAAGCGCAACTTCCGCTCCTGACTGGCAAGCAGGAATCTCGCTGGAAGAGAGGGAGAACGGATTACGGGGGCAATTAGCCGAGCGACTAGCATCCTTTATTGGACGGCGAATCCTTGAGAGTAAAGGCGCAACACTTCACGTTAATGGTAGGTGAGACTATGGATACCAAATTTATAGGACTTAAGAGTTACCCGCTTCCCTTGGCTCAGGAAATGGAGGACTTCCTGGACAACTTATCCAAGGATATGAGTGTTCCGATAGGTCTCCGTATGTATGCCCAAACCATACTGAGGGGGTTGCGTGGTGGTTGAGCGCGACTGCAACACATGCGAAAGACACATCCAGGCAGAACCACTACAGTCAATATGCCGCGCCTGTCTCTTCAGCGATGGCCTCCCCGAGTGGATACCTAAGCACCCTACTTATAGGCCCATGACAATAGCTGAATACCTCAAATCCATAGAGGACCGACATGGGAGATAAGGGAACCAAACCCACCAACCCTAAGGACGCTATCGGCTTCACCAAGCTACCACTAGGAAACGTACCGGATACAGCTATAGCCTATATGTCCCTGTCCTTCCTGGAAGGTGCATTGAAGTACGGTAGGTTCAACTGGAGGTCATCTGGTGTCCGCTCCAGTATCTACCACGATGCCCTCAAGAGACACTTAGCCAAGTGGTGGAACGGAGAGGACTGTGACACGGTTACCAAGGTCCCTCACCTAGCTAGTGTTATGGCGTGCGCTGCGATTATTCTGGATGCGGAACTGTGTGGGAAGCTCAACGATGACCGGCCACCACAAGCTCCTATGGGTGCCCTGATTGATAAGCAAGTGGAAATAGTGGCGCACCTCAAGGAACTATTCAAGGGCCACAGCCCACACCAGCACTCGATACAGGACAAGCAGGTAGTAGTGGAGAAACCTGTGGGAACCGTGTGGTATTACAACGGGATTCGTATGGACCCCCAACCCACGAAGGAGGAAGCGGATGAGTTCAACACTACTACCTTTGGTACTCCCATGGTTCCCAAGTTTATCCAGGACTATTCCCACCTAGAGCAACCCTGGAAACACATAGTATAAAATCCCCTATTTCCCCTAAGGTATCAACTACTTAGGGGATTTTTGCTAGGTAAAACCACCCTATAACAGAAGCCTCTCCCATTGTTATATCTAATAAGGATACCTATAGGTTATGCCAGAGGTTAACCAAGTTGGTCACCTTATCTCCCTCGAACTCCTCCAATCCCTCGAAGCTATCTACCCCCTCCAACTCCCCTCTATCCACGACTCTGACCGCCAGATATGGCATAAGGTAGGACAGAGGAGCGTAGTGGAATTTCTCAAGAGTAAGTATGAGGAAGCCAATGAGGACCCACTATCCAAGGAACTCCTGACACGCTGATGTGTGTACCTAATCCTAAGCTGGACACTCAAACATTCAACAAGATTCGGGGGAAGGGGGATACTCAATCCCCCACACCGCAAGCTACAACCAAAGTAGCAGAGAGTGCTCCAACGTCCCCCTTCGTAGCCACCCCCGAGTCACCCACCCGTTCCCGTAGACGTAGCCTAATTATCAACATGGGGCGCAGATCGGGTAGCGGACTTAACGTACCACTCTAACCATGTGCCTAGCACCCAAAGTCCCTAAGCTCCCTGACCCCCCACCTCCGCCCCCCTTGGAAATCCCTGCGACTCCTATGGCTTCCCCTGAGGACATAGCTGATACCACAGGTGACCTTCGTAAGTCCAAGTCCAGGAAAGGTCTCAGGATTGATATGTCTCCCGGTGGAGCTACAGGTAAGTCCGGCCTCAACATTCCAAACTAATGACCACTGATAGCTTAAAGAGTCGCTATTCAAAGCTGGAGGTAAACAGGAACCCGTACCTGGAGAGGGCTAGAGAATGTGCTGAGGTCACCATCCCCTCCATCCTCCCCCCTCAGGGGTCCACTGGTTCCACTAGGCTCCCCACCCCTTATCAATCCTTGGGTGCCCGAGGGGTCAACAATCTAGCCTCCAAGCTCCTCCTCACTCAACTCCCCCCGAACAGTCCCTTCTTTCGGTATTCGATAGACGATTACATGCTGGAGAAGATGACTGGTCAACCCGGTATGAGGGCTGAGGTAGAGAAGGCCCTGAACAAGATGGAACGCTCAGTGATGAATGAGGTGGAAACCTCGTCTATCCGGGCACCAGCCTTTGAATCCCTGAAGCTCCTCCTAGTCACCGGTAATTCCCTCCAGTACCTAGCCCCCGATGGGGGTATGAAGGTGTACCGACTGGATAGGTATGTCTGCAAGCGGGACCCCATGGGTAACCTCCTGGAACTCATTACCAAGGAGAACATATCTCCCATGGAACTCCCCCAGGAAATCCGGGAAGCAGCCCGTAGAGGTAAGCAGGAACAATTTGGGGGGAAACCCGATACCGAGGACTCCTACGAACTCTACACAGGGGTTCGCCGCACGGAGACCAATTGGGAGGTATGGCAGGAAGTAGAGGACATAGACATTCCTGATTCCCATGGAACCTACCCCCTCGATAAATTCCCTTGGATGTGTCTAAGGCTTATCGCAATGGACGGTGAGGACTATGGCCGGGGATTCGTAGAGGAATACCTGGGTGACCTGAAGTCACTTGAAGGTCTCATGCAAGCGATAGTGGAAGGTACCGCTATGGCCGCGAAGGTTCTGTTTATCAATAAACCCTCATCCTCCACCAAGACTGCTGACCTCGTGAAGGCCCGTAATGGGGACTTCGTTACTGGAAATCGGGATGATGTAACAGTCCTCCAAGTAGAGAAGTTCAACGACTTCCGGGTAGCCCACGACACCATCAACAAGCTCACCGATAGTCTCAGCTTCGCCTTCCTCTTGAACACTGCAATCCAGCGTAATGGAGAGCGTGTCACAGCAGAGGAGATACGTTACATGGCGAATGAACTGGAGACTACTCTAGGGGGTGTTTACTCCCGCCTGTCTCAAGAGTTCCAGTTACCTCTAGTCTCCGTACTGGCCCACCGGATGCAAACACAGAA